GGGCTGCCCGCCTTGCATATGCCCCGTCAGCCTACGCCAACGGCACGACAAGACAGCCGGCCCAGTTCACCAGTAGTCACCGCCGCGGGTCACCGACCACTGCGCCTGCACCAGCCCGTGGAACTTGGCCTGCATCCGCGCCGGCCGCTCCGCCAACCGGTGCGCCACCAGGGCCAAGCTGATGACCCTGTCGTCGTGGCGGTCGGGGTCGTGGTCGATGCGGTACACCCCGGGGGCTGTCTCCAGCCGCGCGTTCACCAGCTCGTCGACCATGCCCTCGTCGGCCGGCAACAGCAGCAGCTGGTCGCGCAGCAACCGGAACAAGGTCACGGCCAGCCGCCCCACGCTCTGGGAGGTGAACGGGTACTCCTGGACCGTGACCCCAGCCCGGCGGAGGTTCTGGCCCATGTGGACCGCCTGGTAGGGGTCGAGCACCACCTGGCAGCGATGGTAGTCGCGGTGCACCTGGAGCAGGAACGCCTCCACCTCGCCGAGGTTGACCGGCCGGGCCCGCGTCCCCGCCCACACGTGCTGGCGGTCGACCACCACCCGGCCGTCCGTCTCCCGGTGCGCGACCGTGAGGGCCGTACGGTCGTTGGTCAACCCGACGTCCAGGCCGGCCACATAGCGAACACCCGCCCGCTGCTCCAGCACGTCGTAGTCGCCCAGGCACTCCAGGAGGTCGTCGCGGCTGGTCAGGCGGTCCTCACCGGCCTGCCAGATGTTCAGGTGCCGCCTGGCGTACTCGCTGGGTAGCAGCACCGCCCGCTGCTCCTCGAGATCCGCCGGCGAAAGCCACGGCGTGGGGCCGGGCACGTGCCCGAACAGCCACGCCCCCGAGGTCCTGGCGCGTTCGCGGAGCCTGTAGCTCCAGTGGCTCGGGTCGCCGGCGTGGCCCAGCACCACCAGCTGCGCCCCCCGCCACTTCGGGAGCGAGCTAAACGCGGCCGTCCACATGCCCCGCGCCGACGTGGTGTCCGGCCACCTGGGTAGCTCGTCCAGGACATACCACGGCGACAGCAACCCCTCGGCCGACGGCGCGTCCGCGGCCAACGCCACCATCCGCGCCCCCGTCTTCACGTTCACCAGCCGATGCGCCTCGACCCGCAACACCCCGCCCAGCCCCGACCGCGCAATCAGCCCTCGGGCCTTGTCCAACAGCCGGTTGGACTGGTCCAAGTCCGCCGCGACCACATACCCCTCGGCCAGCGGCGGGAAGTCGGTTGCCAGCCGCGCGATCGACAGCCCCGCCGTGTCCGTCGACTTGGAGTAGCCCTTGGGTGCCTCGAGCCAGATCAGCCGGGGCCCAGCCTTCGGCTCCAGCACCGCAGCCGCCAGCGTCCGCTGCTCGACGGTGGCCACCTCCCCCCAGCGGCGCCCATTGTCGAGCACCAGGGCATGCATCAGATCCAAGCTGTCAGCCACGACCATTCCCCTCGACCACCCGCTGGTCCGCCGCCCTGCGCAGCTCCGCACCAGCCCGACGCAACGCCTCAAGGCCCTGCTCGCCCCTATCGCCGTCCACCTGGCTGAGGGTGGCCAGCAGGCGGCCGAGCGCCAGCGGCGTCAACCCCAACCGATCCCGCAACCCGACCAGCCGCAACTCCACCCGCTCCAACATCCCCGCCGCCGGCCGCGGCTGCCCGTCCTCATCCAGCACACCACGCTCGTCCACGTACTGACGCAGCAGGTACACCTGCGCCTCCGCATGCGCCCACGACGCCACCGACCCCACAAACGCCCCCGCCACCGTCCACGGCGCCACCTCCCCCAACCCCTCAGCCAACCGATCAGCCACCGGCCCCAACACCCGCGGCGACGTCGCCCCATGCCGAAGACCCGCCCAGTTATCCGGCTCAAACGGCGGCCACGAGTAGCCACGACGCGGCCCACCACGACCAAGACCACCAGCCGGAACACGACCCCCGCTCATACAGCCTCCCAGCCACGACGCATCCCATCGTCTCTGATGCCGCCGGCGGCGGGTGACAACACGATGCGCGCGTGCCTTCGTCGTCGAACACCAGTTTGGACGGGTGTGTCTGTTGCAGCGGTGCGGGGGTGGTCCGTCACGAACGCCCGGCCGGATCGAATGGCCGCCTGTAGCTCTCCCACCTGCTGTGTTACAATCCTGAGCAGGAAAGTAACAGGGAGGCGGGCAACGTGCGGGTGGTCGGCTACATCAGGGTGAGCTCGAAGAACAGGGGCCAGCAGGTCGAGAGCCGGCCGGCCCAGGAGCGGGCCATCCGCTCCTGGGCCAAGGCCGAGGGCCACAAGGTGGTCGGCGTCTACGTGGACGAGGGTGTCTCGGGCGCCAACGGCCTCGAGGAACGGGTCGGCCTCCCCGAGGCCATGCGGGCGGTCGAGGATGGCCACGCCGACGGCCTGGTGGTCCGGGAGCTCGACCGGCTGCACCGCGACCTGATGGTGCAGGAGAACGTGTTCGCCGACCTCTGGCGACTGCGGCCCGAGGTGCAGGTGTACTCGACCAAGGCGGGCGAGCAGCAGAACTGCGTGCGTGACGACCCCGAGGACCCGTCGCGCCGGTTCGTCCGCCACATCCTGGGGGCTGCGGCCGACTACGTCCGGGCCCAGACCGTCGCCCGCATGGCCGCTGGCAAGCGCAGGAAGCGGGCGGCCGGCGGGTTCGTTGGCGGTGTCCCCCCGTTCGGCTGGCGCTCTCAGGACCGGGAGCTGGTCGAGGACCCGGCCGAGCAGGCCACCCTGGCCCGGATCCGGGAGTTGCGCGGCCAGGGCAGCAGCCTGCGCGCCATCGGCACCACGCTCGAGGCCGAGGGCCACCGTCCACGCCGCGGGCAGCACTGGGCGCCGAATGTCCTGGCCCGGATCCTCGAGCGCCAGTAGCGCGGTCACCTGGCCGCCCTCCGTCGCGCCGTGTGCCGACCGCAGTTCTGCTCGGCCGTGCACCGCTCGGTCCCGTTGCCGTTGACCCGGTGGCAGGTGTCGCGGTCCAGCTCGTCGACGGCCTGGTGGAGATCCTGGACGGCCTGGCGGCCTGAGGGCTTGTCGCCGCCGGCGAGGTCGATCGTCCGCCCTCTGGCGGTGGTGTAGTCGGTCGCTGGCCGGTCGTTCGCGGTGACGCTCAGGACCTCGACGTCGCCCAGTTGGCCCCGCAGTTGGTCGAGGATCTGGTCTCGGTCGAGGTGGAGGTCGGCCCAGCTCGGTTCGTGTTGGCTGCCGACCTCGAGCACGGCCGGAAGCTCGGGCGGTTCGTGCGGCGCACACTCACCTTCATCTCTTTCCCCTGTACCCCACTCACCCTGCTTCCTTTCCGTAAGGTGTTCGGGGGTCTGCTCGCTCTGCTGTCGTCTCGGTTTGACCTGCGGAAACGGACTCCGTGACCGTGGCGGCTCGGTTTGACCAGGGCATATGGTCGCTGACCTGCGGTTCTAGGTCGGGCAGGTCGACCTTCGGGTAGTAGGCGTTCCCGCCCCGCAGCTTCCCGCCGCCGTGGGCGCCACGCCGGACCCTGCGGTCGCTGTCCAACCACCCCCGCTGCTTCAGTTCGGCCAGCCTGCGCTGCACCGTGCGGGTCGACCAGCCGAGGTCGGTGGCGATGGTCGTCTGGGATGGGATCGATCCGGCCCGGCCGACTCGGCGGACGAGGTAGCGGTAGAGCCGTTCGGTGTCGGGGATCATGGTCGCCTGCCGAGGCCGGAGGCCACGGTGTCTCGGCACTCGCCAGGTTCCAGGCCGACCTCGACCCCGGCCCGTATCAGGATCTCGGCCCAACTGAGGGGGCCGCCCTGGTCGACGACCTCGGCCAGCCGGCACGCCGCCCAGTGGAGGGTCGAGTTGCGTTGGCCGACCGGTGCTCGTTGGAGGGCGCGGAGCCAGCCGGCGAGCCGTGCGGCGCGCCCGTGGCCTCCGGGGTCGTCTGACCCTACCCCTGGCCTTTGCGAGGCTCCTGGGGCCGCTTTCTTGCTACACGTAGCATCCCTGGGGGCGGGGCGGAGCAGTTCGGCCCAGCTGGGCGGCATCGGTGGGACGCTGCCGGGCCCGCCGAGCGCCCACCGGTAGGTGCCGTCTGGCCGGCGGCTGGGCGGGAGCATCGCGAGGCCACCGTCGCCGCGGACGTCGATGCCTAGGCCGATGCGGGACTGGCTGTTGCCGATGCGGCCGCCCGGGTGCCGCAGGTACACGTGCCAGCCGCCGCTCGGGGTCTCGACCACTGCGAGCCATGGGAGGTCGCCATGGCGCTGCTCGAGCTCAGCCAGAGCGTGGTTGCCGCAGTGGCGTGGGTCGATGTCAACGACCACCACGCCGCTGACGGCGCCGGTCACTAGCGCCGGGTTGGCCCTGGGCCGGCGGTGCCACCAGGCGCGGAGCTGGTCGGGGTCGGCCGCGGCCTGCTGCCAGTGTCGCCAGCCCACCAGGGCGCGCTTGCCTTCGATGGCGGCCGGGACGATCGACCAGCCGGCCTGCAGGTAGGCCAGGGCGGCCTGCAGCGGGGTCATGGCGCCCACCGGCTGCTACACCAGGGGCAGGCGGGTCGGCACTCGCCCACGAGATGCAGTTCGTACTGCAACTGCTCGGCCGCCTCGGTGGAGACGAGGTCGGCGACCTCGGCTAGAGTAGGGGTGACTCTCTTGGGTGAGGGTTCTGGTGTAGAGCGCCCGGGCTGCCCGTTCGGGCGCTCGCCCTTGTCAGGGGGGCGAGCTTTGGGCGCCATCACCGCCCCCCAGGAGAAGAACCGCCAGGCGGGCGCGCTGTTCGCTCGTCAGTGGCGGGAACTCGTCGACCAGCTGCCTGACGTACTTTTCGGCCGAGGCGACCTTGAACTGGCGCCGTTCGGCCTCGGTCAGTTCGGGCTTGTCAGGGTGGTGGCGCTGGAGTGCGGCGAGTCGGGCGCGCCGCACCCGTGCCTCGGCGTCCAGCGGCATCCTGACCCCACAGAAAAGCAAGCCAACATTACCGCAGAGAATTTCCCTACAGTAGGGTCAGGCGATCCCCAACCGTGCTCCATCGTAGCAGCTTGGGAGCAGGATGCAAGGACGGGGGATTCCCGCAAACTATACGCCTACCCTTACGGTCTGTCAATTCGTCAGGGGATTGGCGCAGTCTTCGGCGTGACCTGCACTGTTCGTGGGTCGAAGTACGTCTCGCCTGGCCGCCAGCCGGGCCGGCGACCCCGGCGGGCCGGCTGGATCGTCACGACGGCCAGGGTGTCGATGATGGCGCGGCGGCGGCTCAGGTCCAGCCCCGCCCACACCTTGGCCGGGTCGGGGGCGTCGGCGACGCCGGCCAGCACCGACCCGCGGGAGGCGGCGGCCAGTTCGGCGGTGATCCGTTCCCGCTGGGTCCGGATCGACGCGGTGGCCGCCTGCAGCTGGGGGGCGTCGATCGCGCCGTCTCCGTACAGGCGGCCCACCTCGTCGAGCCGCTCCCGCAGGGCGCTGTCGCGGGCATGGAGGGCGACGGTGTCGGCTTGCCGGTCCGGGCTGAGTAGCTCCCGGGCGTCGGGACGGGACAGCCGCTCCAGGATCACGGCCTCGACGAACTGGTCGCATTCGGCGGCGTCCCGGACGACGTGCTTGCCGGTCCGGCAGACATAGACGGGCTTGGTCTTGCGGCGTCGTGCGCTGGCCGAGAATGACCGGACCGGGTCGCCGCAGACCCCGCAGACGGCCAGGCCGGACAGCAGCCATCGGCGCGCGGTGGTGGTGTTGGTCCGCCGGCCCGGGTCCTCGAGCACGGCCCTGACCCCCCGCCAGGTGCTGTCTTCCAGGATGGCCGGCCAGCCGGCCCGGCCGACGACCTGGCCGCGGTGGACCATCAGGCCGGCGTTGCGGGGCCGGCACAGCGCTCGGCGGAGCTCGGTCGGCTTCCACGCACGGCCGGTCGAGGTCCGCGCGCCGCGGCCGTTCAGGTCGGCCACGATAGCGTTCAGGGCCCTCCCGGCCAGGACCTGGCCGGCCGCCCACCGCAGGGCCTCGGCCTCGGCGTCGATCACGGTCACCCCGTCCGGGCCGTACCCGTAGGGGCGGCGGCCACCACCCCAGCGGCCGTTGGTGGCCGCCTGGAGGCGGGCCCGCTGCTGACGTTCGACCATGTGCTCGACCTCGTAGCGGGCGACCGCGCCGAGCTGGCGGGCCACCATCCGCCCGGACGGGGACGCTAGGTCCAGCGGGCCGGCCTTGACCGTCTGGGTCGGCACCCCACCGCGCTCGCAGACCGCGATGTAGTCCTCCAGTTCCGAGGGGGAGCGGTGCAGCCGGTCGGTGTGCCAGCAGACGACCGCGTCCGCGGCGCCGGCGCGCAGGTCGGCCAGCAGCGCCAGATAGCCGGGGCGGGGCTTGCCGGAATAGGCGGACAGGTCGTTGTCGGCATGGACGGCGACAATCGTCCAACCGAGCCGTTCGGCCAGGGCCCGGCAGTCGGCCTCTTGGCGTTCGACCCCGAGGCCGGCGCCTTCCCGGTCCTGGGAGATCCGGGTGTAGATGGCGGCGCGGCGGCCGGCGGGCTCGTCCATGGCCGAATCTTAACATGGCTCGGCTTGACGTTCGCCAGGTCGAAGCCCGAGCCCTGCTTGGGCAGGTCGGCCGGGGGCAGGGAGACGGTGATGCGCCGGTCCG